CTACCGGAAACTAGGACACGCCGAATCGCCGGCCCTGTCGTGGCATGAATGGGCGCCCTACGAAGATACTTTCGACATACACGACGAAGAAGTCTGGGAGCAGGCCATACCGACGCTAGGGGAAACCCACGGCGTCACCATCGGAGCGGTACGGGAAGCTGTACAAACCACCGACCCGACCATATTCGCCCAAGAATGGCTAAACGTGTGGCCATCCCTAGTAACTCAAAACGTCATCGACTCGGACAAGTGGGCCAAACTCGCCCGCCAAGACATACAAATAGGATCTTTCCTAATTTTCGCCGTAGACATCAGCCCTAATCGGAACAAGGCCAGCATCGGAGCCGCCGGCCTATCCGGTGCCTTCACCGCTGTTGAGGTTATCGAATCAGAAAACCGTATCGGCTGGGTCAAAGACCGCATCATCCAACTGTACGAAAAGTGGAAAATGCCTTTCGTGATAGATAGTGGAGCTGCCGCCAGTAGCCTCATAGGGGAACTAGAAGAAGCCGGCGTCGAGGTCATAGCTGTCAATATGCGCCAATATGGGCAGGCGTGCGGCTCGTTTTATGACGCTGTGGAAGAAGGCACCATAGCGCACCTTGGCGACGTTAGACTCCAAACAGCGGTCGATAACGCTACACGCCGTAAACTGGGCGAACAATGGGCATGGTCGCGTAAAAGCGACGCAGATATTACGCCTCTCGTCGCCGTGACCCTTGCCCGCTTCGCTCTCGTGAATGGATTAACGACACCAACGCCCAAAGCCGCTATACACTAACGATAGGACATTTTATACTATGATAAAAAGAAAATACGTGGCTCTAGCAATAGAGCTACTAGGAGCCGCCGCAATAGTGGCTTCTATTTACATATTCTTCAATTTCGCAGCAGGGCTACTCGCTGCGGGTATACTGGCATTCATTCTGGGGGCCGCTTTGGAAAATAGCGCATGATATTTAACAGCTTATTCAACAGGGAAGAACGATCGACCACCATCACGCTACCCGACCGTTACATACCGCCGCAAAGCCTTACAGGAGGGTTAACTGTCACTGAAGGCACGACCCTTTCGATACCCGTAGCGTACCGAGCCGTACAGCTTATTTCAGACTCTATTGGTTCACTACCCTTCGGGGCGTATCGTGACGACGAACGCCTCGATCCTACGCCGGCGATACTACGCCAACCCGACCCCAATCAAACCCGCATAGAAACACTAGGAGCATGCGTCTCGTCGCTCGTTATGAGGGGAAACGCCTATTTTATTCTCGGGAACAGGGACAGGTTCGGTTTTCCACAATCAGCGATTCTGTTATCCCCTGACGCTGTAGCAGTAGTTATCGACAAAACAGGGAACATATCGTACCGAGTTAATGGCACAACGTACGATTCGTCGGAAATACTACACATAAGAGGCGGTGTCGTAACGCCAGGTTCCATATCTGGGGCCGGCCCGCTTCAGCTACAGCGACGAAGCCTCGCCCTATCACTCGCAGGGGACGAAGCAGCGAGCGAAAGCCACGTTAGCGGCAGCATACCGTCAGGCGTTATCAACAGCCCTCAAGAAATGTCACAGGAAGAAGCTACAATTCTTAAACAGTCATTTATGAAAGCCCACGGCGGCCGCCAGAAAAGCCCCGCCGTCCTCACCGGAGGGCTAACCTATCAGGCTCTTTCATGGTCGCCCGATGACCTGCAACTGTTAGAATCCCGCCGCTACTCGGCCGAACAAATCTGCACGATATTTGGGGTACCGCCGCACATGATCGGCGTATCCACCGACGGCAACAGTAAAACATACTCCAACGTCCAACAAGACAACCGCTTCTTCGTTGATTACACGCTACGCGGCTACATGTCACGTATAGAACAATCCTTCAGCAGCCTCATCCCACGCGGGCAGGTCGCTCTCTTTGATTTCGACGATTTCTTACGGGCCGACAGGCTGCAACGGTACGAAGCCCACCGCATCGCCCTAGACGGCGGATGGCTCACCGTGGACGAAATACGACGGCTCGAAGATCTACCAACAGGAGAAACCGAAGTGGAGGTCACGGCATGACGATAGAAACCCGCACCATTGAGTTCGCAGGGTTAGAAACTAGGGCAGGGGAAAACGGCGACCGCCATATCGTCGGCCTCGTCGCCCCGTTCTCGTCCGAGTATGATACGGGAAAATATGTCGAAACCTTTAGCAGCTCCACCTTCGATAAGAGCATTCAGGAACGAGGAGACAGGATACCACTATTGGAGCAGCATGATAGTTCGAGGCACCCCATAGGAATGGCCGTGTCCTGGGATAAAAGCGCTGAAGGACTCATAGCCGATTTCAAACTCGCCCCAACTCCCAGAGGGGAAGAAGCCCACACGCTCGCCAGCGAAGGCATCGTGACCGGCCTCAGCGTCGGATTCATCCCCATTCGTAATAAAACCTCGACCGTGGGCCGCCGTACCCACATTAACCGGATAGAAGCACGCCTCGACCACGTAGGACTCGTAACGACAGCCGCCTACCAAGAAGCTAAAGTACTAGCGGTACGAGCGTGGGATCCCGACGATGAAAACCTCGTTCCTCGGTTGGCCCGATGGCGCCACCTGTTAAATACTTGATTTTTTAAAATCGTCGAATTACACTCATGTAATATAACTATCGCGCCGCCCCGTTGCGCCGGTTTTGATCAAAACCACCCACGGGCACCCGAAGCAGTAAACAACCCACACTATTTTGGAGAAAAAATGCAACTCTTAGACACACTTGTCGAAGAAAGAGCGCTTATTACTGAAACACAGACTGGACTCGTCCAGCGTGCAGCAGATGAAGAACGCGACCTTTCAGAAACCGAAGACGCAAGTCTTAAAGACCTATCAACACGAGCTGAAGAACTCGACACCCGAATCAAAGAACTACGGGCCGTACAGGTCGCCAACCTCGAAGCCGCTAAACTACGGGCAGAGGTAAACGCCACCGACGACACCGAAACACGGGCAGTCGGCAACGTGGTAGTAACAAACGAACCGGTAACCTACGCAGAAGAAAACCGCAGCGTTTCCTTCTTCCAGGACCTCTACAACAGCCAATACAACGGCGATATCGACGCTTCCGACAGGATACGACGCCACCGCCAAGAAATGGCCGTCGAACACAGGGACGGAACGACCGCTTCATATGCTGGTCTTGTCGTCCCTCAGTACCTTACACAACTAGCAGCGGAATTAAGCAGGGCAGGACGGCCTTTCGCCGACCAATGCACAAGCCTACCGCTCCCAGACAGTGGGATGTCGATAAATATCTCGAGGGTCACGACTGGCAGCTCGGCAGCCGCACAGGCTAGCGAGAACGCCGCAGTATCCGAAACAGATATCGACGATACCCTCTTAACCGCAGACGTGCGAACCATCGCCTCAGGGCAGCAAGTTTCACGCCAAGCCGTGGAGCGAGGCACCGGCATCGACGCACTTATCGCCGCCGACATGATGGGCGCCGTAGCGACAGTACTCGAAGATCAAGTACTTAACGGGTCAGGGTCATCAGGGAACATGCTAGGACTGTCAAACATCAGCGGCATAAACGCTGTTACATACACCGACGGGTCTCCTACAGGAGCTGAACTCTACAGCAAAATTGTAGACGGCATCCAACAAATCAACAGCAACCGATTTGCCGGAGCTGACCTTATCGTCATGCACCCACGGAGGCTCGCTTTCTTACAAGCAGAAACAGACTCCAGCGGGCGGCCACTAGTAGTCCCAACCCAGAACGTTCCACAAAACGCTCTCGGTACAGGACCAGTAGCCGGTTACGGAGTGACAGGCGCCAGCATCGCCGGTTTGCCAGTAGTAACATCAGGCAAAATCTCAACAGGTGCAGGTTCAGGCGGCAACGAAGACGTAATCTTCATCGTGCGCCGTGGCGACATGCTCCTTTTCGAGGATGCAGGACAGCCAGCAATGGTCAGAATGGACCAAACAGCGGGCCTTAACCTAACCGTAACACTGGTCGCATACCAGTACGCGTGCTTTATTGGTGGACGCTACCCAGCATCCGTCAGCATGATTAGCGGTACCGGACTAGTAGCACCTAGCTTCTAACCATTGAATCGTGGGCGGTGGCTCTGGTAGCCGGAGCCATCGCCTACCTTTCGAGAAAGGACACTATGTCAAAGGAACTATGGGAAAAGCAGGCACCTAGCCGGATACAAAAACCTGAAAAAAAGGCTCCAGCAAAAAAGGCCCCAGCTAAAAAAGCCCCAGCGAAAAAAAAGTAGGTAACTAAATGGCCTACACCAGCCAGGCGCTCGTTAAAGCCTATTTAGGGATACCGTCGGCCACGTCGTCGGAAAATACGGCCATTGATAACGCTATCGCAGCCGCTGACGCCGAAATCGACCAAATAACGGGCCGCACGTTTGTCGTACCCAGTGGGGCGACCGCTAAAACGTTCATACCGTACGACGATTACACCCTTTACGTGGATGATGTCGGCCAATTAACCGGCCTTGTCGTCAAAGAAGACACAAATCTCGACGGAACGTACGACACTACCCTTACCATTACCACAGATTATGTTGTAAACGGCAACAACGCCCCGTACAGGGTCATTAGGCGGGTAGATGGGGACATGTGGCCGAGGGACCGCTACGGGCGCCCCACGGTCGAAGTAACAGCGTTCTACGGGTATGGGATGGCTGTACCCGACCAAATAAAGCAATGCTCGCTCGTTATCGCCGCCCGCTTGTACCAGAGGCGTAGCAGCCCGCTAGGTTTCCAAGCCGGTAGCGTAGACGTCGGATTTGTACGCATCAGCAGAACCGACCCAGAAGTCATCGCCCTACTACGAGGCTTAAAGATACCGGCGGCCGCCTAATGGACTACCACGAAATACGGGCAGAAATAAAAACAAGACTAGAGGCCGTATCGTCGCCGCAGGCGTTCGTCACCGTCTACGACTTTGTACCCGATTTCGTAACCCCGCCTTGCGCAATCGTCATCCCGTCAAATAACGCCATAACCTACCATGACGCGATGGGTACGGTAGCGACAGGCCTTAAAACCATCAGGTTCGATATCACTATCGCAGCTCAACGTTTTGAAACAGCATCGAATCAGGAACTTTTAGACGACTATCTTGTTACCGTACCGACCGCTTTAGAAGCCGACCAGACTTTGGGTGGGGAAGCGTCAGCGGTGCAGGTCACAAACGCCCGCAACTATGGCCCCATATCCTTTGCCGATGCGGTATTCTTATCTTGCCAGCTAGATTTGGAGGTTTTAGCAGCATGAGCAACAAATACACCGTCCTTAGCGATAATCTCGCTGGACATGAACAAGGCGACACCGTAACCGAGAAATCGTTGGCGGGCGCTAATATCGAAGCCCTCATATTAGGGGGGCATTTGAAACCTGATAACCCACCTAAAAAAGGAAATTAAAACATGGCCACATTTATGTTAAACAATGCCAGCGTAACGATTAACAGCGTCGATCTTTCTTCGTATGTTACTAGTATTACGTTGTCACAATCAGCCGACAACCTGGAGGATACCGCTATGGGCGATACTAGTCGTTCGTATATTGGCGGCCTGAAATCCGGTACTGTCGATATCGAGTTCAACGCCGATTTCGCAGCGTCCAAAACCGAGGCGACGATCTTCCCGCTTGTCGGCACGTCCACCGCCGTAGTCGTTAAGCCGGTAGACGCCAGCGTCAGCGCGACCAACCCGTCGTACACGTTTAACGCTATCGTGACGGAATGGGACACCCTCAACGGGTCCGTCGGAGAAATAGCTACCCATTCTATTAGCTGGCCAATTACTGGCGCCATCACAAAAGCGACGAGCTAAGCGTGCTCGGCTCATCTATACGGCTACAAATCGAGCCGAAGGATTCAGGCGACCCGTACACGGTCGGTATAACAATCAAAACGGCGATAGCGTTCGAGCGTGAATACAAAACCACGCTTTCAGCGGCTTTCAGCGATTCACCCAGTATCGAACATATAGCATGGATAGCCTGGCATTCAACGAGAATGTCTGGTCGGGTAGTTAAACCGTTCGACCAATGGGTAGAAAACGATATCGAAGATATCACGCTCGTGGAGGAAGACGAAGACCCTTTAGTAGAAGACACACCGCGTATGCAATCGCTAGGCTAGGGCTGGTAACCGGACAGCCGGTCGCCGACCTGTTAGAAATGGAACCCTACATGATAAACGCCCTACTAGTGGCCCACAATCACATGGTGAAAGAACAACAGAAACGGCAAAAAAAGTGAAACAGCCCCTTTCAGTAAAAACCCAAGGAATGCGAGAGCTACGAAAAAACCTGTCTATGCTCGACGACGATTTTGAGGATTTGAAAGAACTTCACCTAGACCTGGCCGAAATGGTCGCTGATAGGGCCGCTAGTCTCGCACCAGTACTCACCGGACGCCTGAGAGAAACTATAAGGGCTTCAGGGACGAAAACAGCCGGACGGGTACGGGCAGGTTTTAAGCGAGTCCCGTACGCTGGCCCCGTCCATTTTGGGTGGGCGACACGACCCGACGCCGCCAAAGGCTGGAGGGGCGGCCCCATACACCCTAACCCGTTCCTGTACGACGCCCTCGACGAACGACGAAACCAAGTATTTAACGCATATTTTGAAGGCGTAAAAAAAATACAACGAAAAGCGGGCCTCTAAATGGCGAAAAAAACCAGCATCATTAACGTAGTAGTAGCAGGCGATTCTAAACCTTTACGCAAAGCTTTGGGGAAAGCTACTAAATCTTTGGGGGCTTTCTCGAAAAAGGTGGGTCAGGTTGGGTTAGCTGGCGGCGTCGCTATGGCTGGACTAGGTGTAAAAGCTATCGATTTAGCGGTCGATTTTGAGGAATCACTGTCTAAAGCTCAACAGATTTTTGGCGGCGTTGCAGGTAATATCGAATTAGCAGCGAATAAGGCCGCTACCGCTGTGGGAATGTCGAAATCTGAGTTTCTTGAAGCGGCGTCTACGTTCGGCGTTTTTGGTAAGGCGTCGGGTTTGTCAGGCGTCGAGTTAAGCATGTTCGCTGACAAGATGGTCCAAACGGCTGCTGATGTGGCTTCGTTCAATAATTTACGCCCTGAGGAAGCTGTGGAGAAACTCGCCGCTGGTCTACGAGGATCGACAGAGCCGCTGCAGTCGGTGGGCGTCCTTATGAACGCCGCCCAAGTAAACGCTGAAGCGC